AGTAAATTTAAAAATAGAATCATTAACTGATTCAATTACTAGTTTGGATTTGCAAGTATTAGATATAGAATCAAATAATGATGTTGCTGCAGAATTAGGTCCATTACGATATGTTGCTGAGTTAACTAATCAACCAATGAATCAGGTTGTGAATTGGTTCATTCTTATTTTTATTTTTGTATTTGACCCATTAGCAGTAACCTTACTAATTGCAGCACAAATTGCAAATAAAAAAACAGATATAACCGAACAAGATGTAAAAGCAATCATGGATGCTAATGACAATCCACCAGAACCAAATGATGCTTTAAAACAAGCAGCAGAAAAACAAAAGCAACGTGACGCTATCATTGAAATGATGCATGCAGATGAAGAAGATGGATTGTATGATGATTGGGATTCAACTCTTAATGATGGTTTAGAAGATGATATAATATCTGAAGAAGATCGTTTATGGATACAAGAATTAGAAAGAAAAGAACAAGAAACAACTAAAGAATTAAAAAACAAAAAAATAAAAAACCCTACAATAATAACATAGTTATGGCAAAACAAAAACAACGAAAATCTGGTTTTAAAAAAATAAAATGCAAAGTATGCTCTTCAACAGTTGACCGTGTAGATATCTCAGCACATTCAGTATTATGTTGGAAATGTACCCATTTAACTAATGATGGTTATACAATACAAGAAATTATCGAAATGGGACAAAAACAATATGATAGTTTCTTTGTAAGTTAATATTTTTTCATTATATTATAATAAACTGATTTACATATGAATTTAACAGCAGCACAAATTAAACAAAACTGGGAAACGTATCGTTCTAAAGTAAATGAAATGTTTCCGACAAGAAAAGATGCACTTAATAAAATGTATGATGAATATGAAGATAGAATGGCACTTATGCCAGCCTCTTCAGTTGCTCATTTTCATAATGCATTTGCTGGGGGTTATGTTGCGCACATTTTAAATGTAATGCGTTGCGCAAGATTACAATACAATTTATGGAAAGATGCTGGATCAGATATGTCTGGTTATACTTTTGAAGAATTGATGTTTGCAGCAATGCATCATGATTTAGGCAAAGCAGGTTTTCCTGGAGATGGTAATGAAGTATACCAAGTAGAAACATCAGATTGGCATCGAAAGAATATGGGAAGATTGTATAAGCATAATGAAAATATTCCTTTCACAATGGTACCTGATTTATCAATCTTTTTACTTCATCATTATAATGTTGATATGTCTTGGAATGAATATCAAGCTATCAAAATTCATGATGGTATGTATGATGATGGCAATAAACCATACTTTGTTGCAAGAACAGCTAAAGCAAAATTAAAAACAAATTTACCGTTAATTCTTCACCATGCAGATCATATGGCAGCTCAAATTGAGTATGAAACATGGAGAAATTCACAAAATAATACACCTAAAGTGTCAGCTCCTAAAGCCAAAGCAACTAAAACAACGGCCGTGAAGAATTTAGCTGAAAATAATCCGAATTCAGCTAAAGATATAGCTGACATTTTTAATTCATTTGGAGATTAAATATGATTATATTTTTATCAATTTCATGCATATTATTACTAGTAATCAGTGTATATATAGGATATAGAGCATATATATTAGCTGGAATTATGTCTGATCAGCAAGAATATTTAGATCAGTTAGAATTTACATACGGAATGTTGCTAGATAAAACAGCTGCAGCATATGAAGAAATGAAGCAAATTGATGTTAAAGGTTCTTTTGAATCAGATGATGAAGTTGGCACATCATTTGCTTTATTAAAACAAGTTATAGACGATTTATACGAAGAAGGTTATGGGACGAAAGAAGAAACAGAGTAACAAATATTGGACAAAGATTACGGAAATTGCAGTAACTGCATATAATGAAACGGCTGATAGACCATCATTTAGAGAACGAATATATAGAAGATTTCTTTTTCCTGCATTAATGAAAATGTCAGAAAATTTAATCAATAAAATGAAACCAGATTATATTGATTCGTCATTTCATGATCTGCAGACTGATTTAGTAACATATTTAACTGAGCGTTTAAGTAAATTTAATCCAAATGCGGGTAGAGCATATTCATATTATACAAGAACGGCATTTAATTATCTTATTGCAGAGAATCAAAAAGGCTATGCAAAACTTAAAAATGATTTAGAACCTGTCAATATAGACGATGAGCGTAACGTTTTAACAGAACTTCATAATGATGAAATGTCTGAAACATTAGAATATTTTATGGATGCGTATGTAGAATATTGTTATGAAAATTTAAATCATTTATTTTCAAATTCTGCAGATATACATGTAGCAGATTCAATATTACATTTATTTGAAAACCGAGAAAATATTGAACAATTCAATAAAAAAGCTTTGTATATATTCATAAGAGAGCGCACCGGCTTAGCAACTAATAATATTACGCGAGTTGTTAAAGTACTTAAAGAAATATATCATATAAAATTCAAAGAGTATGAAGAGACAGAATTCATGATTTTGCCGTTCTAATATTTATTTTAAAGGACGGTTTCATGGAAAATGGCATAATTTATATTTTCAAAAATATTTATAACGGTAAATGTTATGTTGGTAAAACAATGCGTCCATTTAAACGTCGTTTAATAGAGCATAAATCTAATTCCAAGCAAAAATCTACTACATCGTTATTATATAAAGCAATACAAAAATATTCCTGGGAATCATTTAACATATCTATTTTAGAAGATGGTATTAATATCAATATGTTAGATGACCGTGAAAAATATTATATTGAAAAATATAATTCGTACTATTTGAATAATGGTTATAATTTAACATTAGGTGGAGATGGTGGTAAAATGCCTAGAGAATCGATACAAAGAGGGATTAAAACTAAAAAGCGTAATGGTAATATTAGACATAGCCAAGAATCTCGAGATAAAATTTCGTCTACAATGACTGGTGTCGCGAAAACAAAAGAACATGCATTAAATATATCAAAGGGCCGAAAAGGATGGAATCCATCAACAGAAACAAGAAAAATTATGTCTGAAGCAAAACTTGGTAATATTCCATGGAATAAAGGTTTAGTTGGTGTAACAAAACATATTAATGGAAAACCTATAGAAATCAATAATGTTATTTATAAATCTGCAATCGACGCAGCAGAACAATTAAATATTTCAGTTCATACAATTCGTTATAGGTTAAAATCAAATAGTTTTAAAAATTGGAGAAAACTATGAGTGGAAAAGATGAAGAATTATTCAAAGGAATGACATTTTCAGATTTAATGTCTGATGTATATCATAATTCAAAAAAAGTTTCTAGACAAGTAAATCAGCTGATTTCGCAGTTACAACCTCTTATACGTTCAACATCTGATGCTACCATTGTAGTACCACTTATTAAAGAATATTTAGACATTGCAGTTAAGAATGATGACCACCTTGTTAAACTTACTGCTATAGTTCAACGTTTTATTTCTACAAAACAAACTATTTCTGGTGAAGGAGCTTTACTTTCAGAATCAGAGAAAAAACAACTTCTTGCGGTAGCAAATGAAACGTTTGAAAATGAATTAACAGAAGAAGTAGAGCGTTTAGAAAATGAAGATAAAGTTCTTAAAGAAAAAATTGCTAAAGTAACGGAGAAACTAGATGTTTCAAAATCAAAAGATTGATTATAAGTCGATACAACAATTACAACCGGTTTCATTTGACTTAGGCTTCGTTATAGAATCAAATGAACTAGTTAATACATATCAATATGAATCGGAACAAAAATATCATATTTTAGTTCGAACTACAGATGGTTCAGAGGTACAAGTAAAACCAGCTAGTAATTCATTTTTACAAATACCAGTTATTGGCGAGCATGTATTGATATTTCAGGGTTATCGATCGAATTCAAATTTTGTTCAGAGAAGACGTCAGTGGTATTATTGGCCTTTGTATCCAATACAAGGAGACGTTAATGAAAATTCACTTCCACAAGCATTCGGTCCAAAACGAAGTGATGATGAGACTGCAGATGTTTCTGACAATGATTCTTTAGGTTCAACATTTCAAGCAGAATCAGTGCCTGGTTTACAGCCATTTGAAGGCGATACTATATTTCAAGGAAGATTTGGAAATACAATTCGTTTAGGTAGTTCACAAGGTACTAGTAATCGTTATTCAAATCAACATGCATGGACTTCAGATAATGGAAGTCCAATCATTATTTTATCAAATTCAACACAAAGAGACATTCAAGGATATCGAGTTGAAAACATACAAGATGATGCATCGTCTCTTTGGCTTACATCAAATCAAAGTTTGTCTGGTGTGATTGATCTTTCAAAAAATTTAACGGGACGAGAGTCAGTTGGGGCATTTAATAAATCACAGTTAATTGGTAGCGCTGATAGAGTAATACTTCAAGCTAAACAAGATTCTGTAGTAATTGATTCAGCTGAAGATGTTGTTATTTTAACTAAACAATTATTTTTAGGTAAAGACAATGCAACAATACCAATGACTAACACATTAAAATTAAAATCAATATTAGAACGATTAATTTCTGCATTACTAATTGGGGGCACAGACATTGCAACGGGTGCACCTGTACGTTTAGATGGACGATTACAAATTTCAAGATTGTTAGGAGAACTAGAATCACTTAAAATTGATAAATTTAAAATAGAAAATAGTGTGTCAGACATATGGAAAGGAATTCCTTTTAGATATAGATGATAGAATTTTCGACTCACTGTTCACTGTTTGAATAAGTAGAAAGTAAA